ACTTGACCATAATGTCACGCAGATACTGTTCTGCTTTCAACTTAGGTAAATTACCCACATCAATATAGAAAATACGGCGTTCAGGTGCTCTAGAAATACGATAGATAACTGTCGCATCTTCAATCATACGCAGCTGATTTAACGGCTTGATTGCTTTGTGTAGATATGATAAGACAACAGCCCTACGAGAATCCATAAGACCAGAAACCACAGAAACCACTGAATCTGTAGTAATTCTTGTACCAACTGGGCCATAATTTGTAGAACTCCCTGTAGTTACTTTATCGTTATAAATGTAATACTCATTCACAACATTCATAACATCTACACCGGTACGCTCATCTTTTTGTTTTTTGACTTCACGAATCTTACGCATTTTTCGTGGGTCAATATATCTTAATTCTCTAATACCTTTTGTTGGTTCTTCACGGTCAACAATGATATGATAAAATAGTTTTCCGTCAATATAATATCTACGGAATATGTCTTGTGCCATTTTCGTGTAATTCAACATACGCAAAATGGTACCAAATTCATCTTTGATGGCTTTCTTAATCTTATCAGGTTGTTCTAGGTCATCTAAAATAATCTGAATGTTTTTGCCATCATCATCTTGGCATATTGCTTCATTCACAATATCATCAATAGCAGATTCAATTTCTGGTTGCATTGCCATTTCACGATAACGAGAAATTAATTCAACTTCATTCTTTGCAGTACCATCTAAGTCAACATATGTACCATAATATGCAGCTGATGTAATCGTTAATGCGCCATCATCATTACTCGGTGGTGAGAATGATTGTTGGTTATCTTGTCTGTCTTCATTCTCTTGACGAGATATTGTGAAGCCAAAAAGTGAAAATTTATTTGCCATTTATTCTATGTCCGTTCAAAAAATCATTAAAAGAGGACCGAAGTCCTCTTTATATAGTAGACAAAATTAGGTTGTTAAACCTGAAGCTGTTCCATTAGAACCTGTGGTCCAATATTGATATGCAAAGGTAACAGTAAATTCTTCAATTGTATCATTTGTTCCCCAATCTAAATCAATTGGTGACAAATCAACCGGAAACATACCAACAAAATTATATGATTTTATTGGTGTTGTATCGTTACTTTTACCGTATTGATTAACTAGTGCATCAATAGTGTAGGAAATATTACTAGCCGCACTAGCTTGGTTAAGTACATTAGACATATTTCTAATATTTCCTGCATGACTGTTAATACCATTCATCCATTTTTCAATAGAATTTCTAATTGTAAATCCTTCATCGTTGATAATTGTTATTGTCCAGTCTGCAAAAGTTCTATTTCCTGCAAATTTTACTTCACGGCCTTGATAGAACAATGGTACTATACCTAAAGTTGATCCGGGTAGTTGTGCTGATTTAGCGAGAAATGATAAATCACCCGCAGAACCTGGTATATTTGGCATTACAACCTGAAATAAATTAGGACGAGCTCCGTCATTTGCTAATGCTTGTGTAAATTTTTGAATTTCAAACATCTTTTTCTCCTCTATTTGTTAGTTTATTTATTACGCTGTGGTGTTAGTAATTGTTGTGAAATTAACACCAGTACCAACTGCAACAAAATTCAACTGGATAAAATTAATAGAACGAGCAGGTTGAATGTAAATATCACCAACAAACTGATTGTTATTAACAACCGAAGGAGTGTTATTTGTTGAATCGCAAACAACTTGGAACGAATTAATACCTTTTTGCGCTTGAACTGAACGAAGATAAGGCGTAACCAACGAAACAAATTGTGCTTGTGTAAATGCATCATTAAATTCAAATAGTGAGAATCTAGCTGCTCTTGCAATTGCTTGCTCAAGAACGATAAACAATCTACGAACATTGATACGGTCAAACGCAGAAGGTTGAGTTTGCATGGTTTTATCACCAAACAAAACTGTACCTGATCCTGGGAATGAAACAATTGGATTAACAGCAACTTGATACAGATTATCTCTATTAGTTTGTGTTGGATTCCATGCTAGTTTAATAACATTTTTGATAACGCCGCGAGTATAACCAGCAGGTGAGTACCATGGACTTGTTGTTTGGTCTGTGTTTACGCACAATCCTGCAACGTCACCATTCATTGGAACCCAAACATAATTGTTATTGTAACGGTCAAACAAATATTTCCAACCAGAATCCGCAAATCCATAAGAACCATTTGGTCCGCCTGTCAATGAAGAAAGACCTGCCATCCAAGAAAGAACACTTGATTGTTCACTTCCTGAATTATTGACAACTGCTGATATTGGTGGTGAAACAAAAGCAACACAATCTTTACGGGTAGCGGCCATGTTGATAGCTGCTGTTTGAACGGCTACATTTGTGTATGGACCTGTTGTCAACAATGAAATTGATGTTTGTGCAGTATCTGTAAAAAATGCCATAGCAGAAATAACATCCGCATCTGTAACAGCAACATCAACACCACCAGTCATTGGTAATGTATAAGGTGTAGCTAAAGTTGTGAAACTTGTATTGGCTGCTGTTCTACCCCATGTAGCATTCGTTGCAGAATAATTTACTGGATCAACTGCATAGATATATTTTGAGTTATTGAAAACAGCATTTTTGTAATAATTTGATTGACCAAGAGAATCAACTGAATCTACTGCTTTTGATAGATACGCGAATGTTTCTAAAACTGTACCTTTTGTTCCAGACAACAAACCACCAGTATCAACAACTGCAATGTGAATTTGGTCATTTGCACCACCAACTTGTGTAGTGGAATAACTTGTACTTGGTGCACCATTGAAGAAACCTGCAAGAGCTACGTTTGCATAATTTGTTCCTGCAACATTATACAATGCAATATTCCATGAAGAAAATTGAGTTGTATTAGAACCAGCATCAACTACAGAAACTGTCAATGAGTTTCCTAAAGCACCTGGATAACGAGCAATGAACGCGCCGTAAGAATTAGATGCACCTGAATTTAGTAATGTGTATTGGAAAGCATCTTTATTCAAAACCTGTACAGCTGTACCAGCATTAACAGCATTTTTAGTTCCAGAATTAACTGCACGAACAACTTGAAGATTGTTTCCGTATGCCAAAAATGAAGCAGCTGTCCAAAAGGAAGAAGCAGTATTTGAATCTGGTTGATAAAAAATGTTAACAAGAGTTCTTTCGCTGTCAACTGTTGTAATTAATTTGCCTGGACCCCAGTTAAAGGCTCCTGCATAAGCACCGGCTGTAGTTAGAACTGAAGGAACAACTGTTGTTAAGTTGGTTTCGGTTGTAATTACGCCTGGAGATAATTGAGCTATTTGCGCCATTTGTGTCTTCTCCTTAATATTGTTCTGATGTTTGGCAGTTTATACCAATGAATTATTTATGAAACATAATTTTTACATATTTCTGAGCATATCTCGCGTGAAAGAACCATAGGTATCTCCACCAACAGTAGAGTCCCACAAATCGCCACCAATCAATTCAAGTTCCATTTGCCTACCATCGTCCATTATCATTTCTGGTAAGCCTTCATCATCAACCTGATTCATTCTTTCCAATTGAATCTGTTTACGAATGTCATGGCTAACAATTTCTTTGAAGTAGGTTTGAGTAGTTAACCATGCAAAAATCACCAAAGACATAACTAAGTCATCATTTGAACCTTCTTCCGCACAAAAAGAGTTTTTCTCTGCAACAAACGTGGTCAATTCTGAAATAGTATCAAAATCATTGATTAAAAGTTTATCACCCTCAATCAACATTTTAAGATTAGAACAACCAATTCGTTTGACTTGAGGTGACATTTTCAGACCCAGCTGAATACCTCTTGCAAAACCTGCCGATAATTGTTGTGGTTTCTTGTTACCAGTAAACACTTTCCAAAGATTTTCGTATTCTAAATCATTGTGTAAAGTTTCAGCCACTTGTGGTGTGTTATTAATTTCTACAAGAACATATGCATCATTATACAATTTTGCAGTATTATAGATTACAGTTGGAAATAATACAGGTGATATAGACGAACTGTGATATGTTGCAACCTGTTTGTATGGAGTATGTGATATGTCCATTACATTAAATGCCGAACAGTCCATGTTTCGACCTTCAGAAACGTCTACCGTTATTGCATACAGATGGTCTTTTTGATTTTCTCCATCAGACTCTTTGATAGGTTGTTCGTAGATTTTAACCTTGTCGTGTTCATAAATGGCATCCATGTATGCCAATTGTTGGAGTTTTTCACCTGAAATCAAAGTGTTGGTGGAACCCAAAAACTCACATTCAAACTCTTGCCTGAATTGTTCAAGTGAGGTGTTCTTGATAGTTTCTTCTTTCCATTTTTCATCACGACCTGGAACCATAGACCAATGAATAGAGAAAGTCTTGTATCCATTCTTTTTGCCAATAGCATCCATCCACAGTTTGTAGAATAGATTCATACCGTTTGGTGTCGATACAATAATAATCTTGGTAGATTTACCAGAAGAAATGACAGGATATACAGAGTTAAAGAATTCGTTTGCGATATTTGCAGGAACGAAAGCAAATTCATCCAAGAATACTACATTGAAAGAACCTCCACGAACTGCGGATGATGAGGTAGATGCGGCAATAATCTTAGAACCATTTTCTAATTCAACATTACCTTTGTTCCAAGTAATGATACCCTGTTGCAACCACATTGGAAGATTCTCATATGCCAACTGATACTTAGCCAGAATGTCTCTTGCAAGTGATCCCTTGTTTGCCAGGACTGCAATGTTCTGTGAGTCTGTAAAGAGTGTTAACCAAAGAAGATATGCTACCGAGGTTGTTGTTTTACCAACCTGACGAGGACATTTTGTGATTGCAAAACGATTCTCATGGTATAATCGAATCATGTCTTTTTGAAATGGCCACATATTGAATGGTATCAGACCTTGATCCACGTTGACAATCTTGATATAAGTTTCTGCAAAGTATACTGGATCTTTTGCACACTTCATGTATTCTTCCACTTGTTCTTTGGAGAACTTTATTTGCACCCCTGCTTTTTTTAACAGAGGATTATCGCGGTATGAATCTTTATTAATCATTCTTTGCCCTTAATTAATTTATTAAGTTCAGAAGTTGAACCAACAAATATGGCTTTATCTATATGTGTTGCACCTGATGGTTGATTTTGTTTATTCATTTCACGCATCTGCTTCTGTACTGCAAGTAGTTCTTTGTTTGCATCTACTACATTTTTAAGTAGTGTTCCGTACACTTCAAATGCTCTTGGATGTTGACCTGCTTTTGCAATCATCAATATTTCTTCCATTGCATCTTTGCCTTGGTCAATCAAGTCTTGAAGATTGGTCTTAGTCTGCTCATAGGCATCGTTCAAATCTTCTTCTAAATTTGAATCTAATTGCGAAACAGGTGTTTCTGGTTTCACAACAACTGGTGTTTCTGGTTTTGGAGCAATATCAAATATTTCTTCCATGTTTTTTTCAAATGTATTCATATTATAATCCGTATTTAATAACCAAATCTTGCTTTATATGTTGCGTGGAGTGATTGAATAT